TTACTCTCTATTGTCAAAGGGATTCAGTTCAACAGCAGCCTCTAAATGATCCGGCGCAAAGTGTGCATAACGCATAGTCATTTTTATATCGCTATGCCCCAGTATTTTTTGCAACACAAGAATATTTCCTCCCCGCATAATAAAATGGCTGGCAAACGTATGACGTAGCACATGAGTTAATTGCCCGTCAGGAAGTTCGATCTTTGCTCTCTTAATAGCGGCGTCAAAAGCCTCATAACATGGTGAAAAAAGCGCCCCGCGTTTTTTAGGAAGCATGGCCTGCAATTGAGGTGAAATAGGTACAGTGCGGTTCTTCTTTCCTTTGGTTTTAACAAATGTGATTCGTCCAGGCAGTATTTGAGATTGCTTTAATCCCTCTGCTTCACTCCACCTGGCACCAGTCGCAAGCCCAATACGGACGACAACACCCAAATTTTTATTCCGTGACTCATCACATGCAATCAGAAGGCGTTCAATCTCATCTGCATACAGAAACGCCAGCTCCTTTTCTTCCTCACGAAACTTGCGAATACCTGTCAATGGATTTTCACCAGACCACTCCCCAAGGCGCTTCAGTTCAGCAAAAACAGCATGCAAATATGACTGCTCGCGATTAACGGTTGCTTCACTAAGTTTTTTCTTCCCCTTTGGATTCCATTCACCTGATAACCGCCGTTCCCTGTAGATGGCAAACATATTTTTATCAAATTGAGAAGCAAACGGATCACCCAACCTAGAGCAAACCGCCTCAAGTTTAGCCTTGCGCTCTTCACCGGAAGACAACGTTTTACCGTACATATCAAACCAGCGAGCAACCAACTCGGAAAGACGGGGACCAGAACCATCCTGAAACTCTCCCCCTAAATTACTGTTCATTAAACGGCGCTCATAAGAGAGCGCCTCACCTTTTGTCGCAAACTGCTTACGAATGCGTTTTCCTGCTGCTCCGTAGGGATAGCATTCACAGAGCCATTTACCAGTAGATAGTTTACGAACAGACATATTAAAAAGTGCACACCAAGGAAAATTTTCGTTATTAAGATGGTTGCCCAACCCGCATAAAGAGCTTTTCATCAACTAACTGCTCCCATTCATCAGGATCAAGCTCCCAAGAAGGAGCCGACATATCATCCTCATCCCCCTCATTTACAAAAGTAACCAAATAGAAAGGAAGATCTCCGGGCTCATCGTCATCGCCCTGGACAATATGAACATTAGTAACAACTATACGATTAGATGGATTAACTTTAGATACATATAAACCAGTTAATGGAATTTGCGGATTAGTTACCATAATTCATTTACCTCTTTGGACTTCCTCATGAACAAAGACTTACTTTTCTTTAAGACCATGACAAGTAACTCACACCATTTCTTACATCACTAGCCCCCTCCCACCTTTGTCAGCTCGCTTAATTTATCTTTTTCATTTATTCTAAAGTCGGTAAAGCAAGCTTTTGCCATAATATCTTTCTCCAACAACTATCTATCAGAAAAGAACACTGCCTAATAAAACACCAACAACGAAACACATTCCTGTTTCTTTTGGGTGTTTTTTAATTATTTGCTGAAAATTCATCTGTAATTGACTACCGACAGAATTGTTAGCAGTTAATTTCTTTTCTCCTTCCACGGATTGTTGGTCTAACCAGGAAAGAGCCATCTGAAGCTGAGAACGAGTAAGATCGTTTAAGCGACCCGTTCCGAAATTGATATGGCAATAGCGGATAAGTTTTTGACGAAGCACTCCAACTTCACTATTACGAAGTAAAATACTTACAAGTGCCTTACGCGCATCATGATCTTTACATCGTTCAAGCATCGCACACAGAAAGCTCTCTGCGGTCTTATATTGATTCATTGTTATATCATCAATACCGTCTACACCAATCTCTGCATGCAATTTTTGCCAAATAATAAACGCTTCGGTATTGCTGGCATCTACAATAGTAGCGACCAAACTATTTAACGCCTTCCGCTGAATCTTAAGCAAAGGACGTTGATCACTGTCATTGCTCGAAGGAATTGCGATATTGACGGTATGAGAGCCATCATATCGCTCTATCTGAATATTCTTTTCTTGGTAATCTCGCCCAGCAATGCGATTATTTGAACCGTTTGAGTTGACCGTCATGCCACCTCCTTGCTATCACTTACCTTTTGTTTCGTTATAGTCACGGCCTGCGATGCGGTTATTCCCGCCAGAGATATTTAACTCTCCCCCTGATAACTGGTCCTCCTTTTCAGTGACTGCACCTTTCAAAGCACCAATCACCGCGTTTTTCACATCTAGTGAGGCACTCCGAAAACGTGTGATCAACTCCTGTTCATCATCGTTATAAGTTTCAGGTGAATGAATTCCCAACACGACATACTGAACATCAAGGCCAAAACGCGACAATGCTGATAAGTACGCCGCATCAGGAAAGCTATCCCCTTTCTCATATCTAAGTTGGGTTAACTTTTTAACCCCACCAATATCACTCATAGCGACTTGGCTAAGACCCAGCCGTTCCCTTTCCTCACGCAGCCGCTGACCGATATCATTTTTCATACAAAAACCTTGACAGGTATCTTTTTTGATACCAAAATACCTTAACGAGCAATTAGATGATCACAATATACCACTATGAAACAAGTTAATCACAGCACCAGATCACGTATTCCGCGTAACACCGCAACAGGCCAACGACTAGCACTTCGATTGTCAGCAGAAGAGCGAGCCGTCATTGATGAAATGGCGGCTAAAGAACAACGCACATCCTCTAACATGGCACGCATGATCTTCCTTCGCGGCCTTGAGGTTACACAGAAAGAGCAAAGCCAATCTTCATGCTCAGGAGGTTAACGGGATGCAAGGTATAACAATAAACATCAACGTTAATGCCCCTTACGTATCTCTGAAGAAATACGCCGAGATAACAGGCATTCCTCTTAACACATGCAAAAAGATGTTGGCTGACGGTCGAATTATTATCCGCCCCAAACGTGTCAAAATGGAAAAACCAGAAGTAAACCTTATAGCTATGTTAAAAGACGCAATAGCCAACAGCTAAACAATGAAGCGAGCATAACTATGAAGAAAAACGCTAGTACCTCACGACTAAAATTCTTCACTGGCACCGAACGCCACGGTGCACGCCAGCACTTCCGTAAAAATAGTGCGACCGCAACCACCGAAATACACGCCACACCAGACGGTCACCCGGTAAAACAAACTGGCAAGCACACCTGGACGATTGGTGATACCGACATCGTTATTCACAAAAGTTTTCGCAGCCCTGTTACTGGCCGATTTAATTTTACTCTGACTCGCGGAGATGATTACTTCGGACAGGACTTCACATTTTTTGATGCCTTAAGAACGGCAGACAGATTAATCAACGGCCTGTGTTTTCAGTATCCGGGAAGTAAGCACTGATAAATAAAGGATTCAGTCATGATCGAAGCCTACAAAATACTTATTAATAACGCGTTGCAGCGTTACCACTTCGAACTTGCAAACCGGGGCGTAACTAAGGATGAAAGCCTTCGTAACTCACTGCGCGGCGCAATTATGGGACTGTATAACTGCGCGCTGGGCAGCGATGACCGTGAAGCACTGGAAGAATTAAAGTCGATTATGACAGAACTGTTTGAAGGTGAAATTGTTGAGCCTTACTTCACAGGAGTGGCAGCATGAGCATATTCCTTTCATGGGTAATTCTGATTATATCCGTGCTTATGGCAATCGGCGTTATGCGAATTATCCACACACTGAAGGATGTCGAATTATTTTTTACTGGCGACAAACGCCGTAAATAAAGAGAAAAGATTATGAAGCACGTGAAAATAATAATACTGAATATCGCCACTGCATGGTTGGTATTTCAGGTGTGCGCGCTTATATGGTTAGCGCTGAAGAATCTGGGGATAATCTGAAGCTGAAAGCAGGCGCGGAATAACACCAGAAAACACACGAACAATTAATTAAGGCATTCATGCCTTCGGCTTCCCTTTGTCTTTTTTCAGGAGTCAACAAATGAGAATAGTCGAATCACCAACAACCGCCAGACCAGTTAACCATCATGCACACATCAGCATGGCCGCAAGAAAAGCCGAGCGTGCACATATCTGCGAATTACTGAGTGACCTGGTTAACACGGCGAGAGAGAAGCACACCTCCCCGCTGGAAACATGTTCATCCATTGAACGACTGATTGCAACGCTCACGAACAACGCCGAACAGAAGGAGTGCACACAGTGAACCATCTCATGATCGACACCGAAACACTGGGTACCGGACCGGATGCAGTCATATTCGCGATCGGCGCGGTGTTTTTCGACCCGTTCACCGGAAAGCTGGGCAAGCAGTTTGAGAAATACATCGACCCGGTGGATTCAGAGCGCAACGGCGGAACCGTCAATGCATCAACCGCCTTATGGTGGGCCGGGGAATCCGCGGAGGCCAGATCCTGCCTGCTCAACGCAGAGGGAACAGAACTTGCGGCAGTAACCGAATTTCTGGCGTTCATTTCGCGCAACATGCAAGACGAAACCATGGGCAATCAACTAATCGTATGGTGCAAGGGCGCATCCTTTGTTTTCCCAATCCTGAGATCAGCCATAAAGCGAACAACCGGAGAAAAAAGTATTCCGTGGCGCTACTGGAACGAGCGCTGTATGCGCTCGCTTATCGACATGGCTAAGTCCTCCGGCTGGGGAATACCAGGCCGATCAGGCAAAGAGACCATTGCTCACACTGCACTGGGCGATGCCATTTACCAGGCAAGGGTCGTGTCAGAAATCTGGCAGCGCTTCCCAACGCCATTCCTGAGCATATGAGTGTGAAGCTATGGTCGCCATCCTGAATGTGTGTTGCTGCCCCCCCCCTGAACGTGGAAAGAAAAGCCCGCGCATCGCTGCATTTATTCCGCGACGGCGTGCGGAATTTTTCACGCATAAAACCCCACAACTACCTGGTAATAAGAATCGGTTTTCGCTGGCGACTGCTGAGCAAAAACAACGGGGCATCATGGGATTTATTAACGCACGAAACCTATAACAAAGAGGCCGCGTTATGAGCAAAGAACGGTTATCCGGTACACCGCTGGTATGGGTGGGCGGCAAAAGCCGCATCATGAACACACTGAAGGCGCATCTGCCAGAAGCTGACTGCCTGGTTGAGCCGTTTGTGGGTGGCGCATCGGTATTCATGAGCCAACAGCAGTACATGAGCATTTGTATTCCGATGCTCATGTGTGCCGATGCCATTTACTTACTGGATGGATGGGAAGAGTCCGCTGGCGCATGGGCGGAGTACGCAATGGCACTCAAGCTGAATATGCCAGTGTCATACCCGTCTGCCCGGGCAGGCGGCGAAACCGTCGCGCAGCTGCTTCGCCGGTCAGAAGCCGCACAACCAGCAGATTAACCTTTCGGAGTAACGCAAATGCTCGCTGGCAGACAGACCAACAGATGCGCTCGCTTTGTTTTTTGCAGGCCTGACAAACGCCTTCATGAATGCGCTGTTCGTTTCTTCCAGATACAGAATGCGCTCAATGAGGCGTTCAGTGCTCATGGAATCCCTTTGCGTAATCAGACGAAGGTAGCTCTGTTTCTGCCAGCACGCCAGTTCGGCGACGAATTCACACTTGCTGCAAAACCAGGAAAAAACAAAAAACGCCAGCCCGCAAAGGCTCATCAGGACGGGAAAACCTACGAGAAGAAAGGACAATACCGCAGCAATCAGTGCCCCGGCGCGCAACACGGCAGCGGCTTTATTGCTGAGTATGAAAACCATCTCTTCCAGCCAGTAGCTGTACCACAGATGGAAAAAAATCTTCTTGTCTGCTTGCTCCATAGCAACAGGCATAAACAACCTCCATTGTTAATAAACGCCGCTATCCTTCGGCGCATTCCATTTTTGCGCCGCGATTATACATACTTCAGCACGCAACACAAAAACCGCTTGCCAGTGCTCGTTGAGTCAGGTTACATTTCCGCTGCATCTCATAAAACGGGTGTCGGGTTTCGCAGCCTGCTGACAAACGAAGCGCACAGCCGCGCCAGCGGTTTTTTTGTGCGTACTGTATCGCCACGTCTTTTTCGCGTCAGAATTATGGCGGGGCGTACGGGGCCGACTTCGGTCGGGCCGGTTTCTTCGTTTGCCGGTACTGCGAACCTCGTACGTCTCGCCACCCACAGTTTCGCAGCTCTGGATGGTGAGTTTTCAAAATTCACAAACGAAGAGGCCACACCATGGCAAACCGCAAGCAAAAGCGCGCCCGCGCTGAGCGTATTCACATCCGCAGCGAAATCAACCGCAGACTTTTCCGCGCAACACGCGTCGCGCAAATCATGCACATCAACATGCTGCATGAGCGCACGCACGCGCTGTCAAACCGTTACTGCGCTGCCGTCTTCAGCTATCTGGCCGAAGACCTGGCAGAACTGCAAAGCCTCATCAACAACAAGCGCCGATAAACCATATCCGGAAGCTATCCCGCACCCGTGCGCGGGAGGCTTCCGCACGTCTGTTACCGGAGGTTCTCATGAAGAGCGTTAAGGGACTTTCAGATATTCAGGACTTTTTTAACTGGATGTGGGCGGTTGATCCCAGACTGGCTTCACGTCTGAACAACTGGCACGACCATTACCGCCGTGCCTGTAAACAGGCTGCCCGCAGCATCACCACATACGGGGATTTCTCCTTCACCGTTGACGGTCGTTACCGCGTGGACGTGAAAGGTGATGGTGATAGCTTTGGTTTATTTCACATCAACGGCACCGACAGTACCGCCATCAGCTGGTCGTCGTCAGAGATGGCGCTTGTTCTGGAAATGACAAACCACAGCGTGGCCGTGAAAGGTATATACACCGCAGAAGGTTTTATCGGCGAATACCAGCGCCTTCTCGTGCTGTACCGCGCGGCGTTTCAGACGGCAACTGTCGGGGAGTGTGACGCATGAGCGACCATAACGCACAACTGGCGTACCCGTGGAACGCCCCGCTACCGGTTATCGATCCTGAAACGTTCGGCAGAGCACAGCCAACCGCATTACGCCAGGCCATTCAGAGCTACATCAACGAGGACATTCGCATTGATGCCAGACTGGATGAAGAAACCGTCGACTTCCTGACAAACACAGACGAAGGCAAGCGAATTAATTCGCATCTTCACCACGACGAAGAGCGTCGGATCAGACTGGAAAAACTGGCGCGGCACAAACGCGAGAATCCGCCCACGGTGGTATCGGAAGCCATGGCAGAACTTCGCGCCCTGCCCTCATTTCTTGGCAACGCGCTCATTCGTGATCTGGCGCGTTTAAACAGAAAACAACAGAGCGCCCGCAATGAAGGCGTGAAAAACAACAATACACACGTAGCAGATAACTTCGTTCGCCGTGGGCTAAGCAGACGCCTCAACCGCATCAAACAGGTGAATGAACGCTTCGCCACGACAGCATTCAAAGCCACAGCGGCACGTCATCGTCTTGATGAATTACTCATGCTGCCGGAACTCAACCGTGATCAGATTCAGCGACTTGCCACACTGACGGCGGCGGCATTTTCCACCGAACTGGAACGCATATGCGATGAAGTCATTGAGCGGACCGGAAAAGGCGACGATAACCTGTTTACCTGGTTGCTGACTTACCAGCAGCTGGCGCGCATGGCGTTAAAACTGGGCGTGAACCCACCATACTGGCCGTCACTAGAGATCAGACGTGACCGCCGCACGGCACCAGACCCTGAGCGGGTACCGGGTGCGGTAATGCGCATCACCTGCGCCACCTGGTGGAACAGCCAGCTGCGCCACCTCGCTGATCTCTGGCGGGAGGAATTACTGCGTGCCGCCGGAAGAGTATCGCGCAAGACATCCCCCTACATCAGCCATGAATCACTTCAGGGGTTTCGCGAGAAACGCCAGCGCACCCGTGATTTTCTCAAAAGCTGGGATATTGAAAACGAAGACGGTGAACGCCTGAGTCTGGAGGACGTGTACTGGTCAGGGCTGGGTAATCCACGCAATCGCCGCAACGAGATGATGGCCTGCGTCAGAGGGATGGAACAGATCGCCGAATCGCGCGGTGACTCCGCGTTCTTCGTGACAGTGACCTGCCCTTCCCGCTTTCACACTGTGAACGAGGACGGCAGCCTGAACCCGAAATACAACGGTGCCACCGTACGCGATGCCAGCGATTATCTGGTGTACGACTTCTTTGCAGCCGTGCGTTATGCCCTGAAGGATGCCGGTATGAGCTGGTACGGGGTGCGCACCGTTGAGCCGCACCATGACGGCACGCCACACTGGCACATGCTGGTATTTACCGCGCCAGAGAACAAAGACCGCATCATTGAAATTATGCGTAACGCTGCAATCAAGTCAGACCGCGCTGAACTGGGTGACGACATTTCACCACGCTTTAAATGCGAGGAGATCGACCCGGCAAAAGGCTCGCCAGCAAGCTACATAGCAACCTATATCGGTAAGAACCTGGACGCCAGCGCCTTCCACGGCAATGACCCGAAAACCGGCAAACCTTACGCCGATGAGGAATCAGGAAAAACCATGGCGGAAACCGTGGAAAACGCCATTGCCTGGGCAAGCCTCCACCGCATCCGGCAGTTCCAGTTCTTCGGTATTCCGCCCCGCCAGGTATGGCGTGAACTCCGCCGCCTTGCCGGACAGATGGAGCGCAACCCGGCATCACCGAAGCGCCTCGACCATGAAGACATTGACGCCATTCTGGCCGCCGCAGACGTGGGATGTTTTGCCTCCTACATCATCCGTCAGGGCGGTGTGCTTGTTCCTCGTAACTCGTATTTGCTACGAACTGCATACGAAACCGCCGGTGAGGCCAACGACTACGGCGAGCTCCCGCAGCGCATCTACGGAATTTGTGCCCCGTCGCTCGGAGAGCGCTACACCATCTGTACCCATCAGGACGAGTGGAAACTGGTCAGAAAAGAAGCGAAAAACGACAACAGCACGGACGAGGGTTTTGACGTTGGGGGCGGCTTCGCCGCACCTTGGACTCGTGGCAATAACTGTGGGGTAGACGAAAAAACAAACAACGAAACAGACAAAACCCCACCACCTGAAGGGAGGAAAGAGCAGAAGCTGACCATCCCGGAAGGTGATTTGGGCGAGTGGTTAAGGTCACTGACCCCCACAGAGCGAAAACAACTCACCAGGCAGCTGAAAAATGTGCCATCTGACACAAAAACCGTGAAAACCGGCGGCACCACTACGCCCGATGACGTCATACATGTGCGTACAGCATTGCCGCTGGATGACGTCACCACCACCGTGATCAAGTCGGCACTGAGCACGACGGGCGAGGAATTGCACAGTAGCGCGGCGCTTTCCGTACACAGAGGTGCACGCGTTCGCCTGCCTGACGGGCGGATTGTGCACTGGGATGAGAAATCACGAAGCCTGGTGGCAGTGGATCAACCGGAGGTGAACCCATGACACGATTCCATTGCGTACTCCAGCGCCATGATTTCAGCACCATCATGAGCGGACGCATTCCGGCACTGACGCTGAGCGGCGTCAGTGTTCGACCACAGCCAGGCGACGAACTGGAAATCACGATTGCAAACCCAGATCGCAGCACAGATACCGTCATGACCGACATCCTGACTGCAAGAATCAACGCCGACAGAAGCGCATTCATCGTTGCCGTACGTCCTCGTCGCGCCATATCAGAACCTGAACCACTGACCCCCGTCGGAAAAATCATGGCGGAGTACCGGGAAAAACAGACCAGAAAACTCAACGAAGAGCTGGCAAGAACGCTGGCCGCCGTTAACCGAAAAGCGGCAATTGCCCGCTATGTGCATTCGGCCGCCAACAGGCAATCACGCAGGCAACAAAGACCATGAACATGACCAGAAACAGCAAACCAAAGGAGCACACCATGAACGACATCAGGAAGATCAGCGACAAAGACCTGAAGAAAATGATTGAGTCAGCGCAGCAGCTGCTTTCACGACACAATCCGGTTGTGGAAGAAACGTGGTGGGAAAATTTACTGGCAGCACTGACCGAACTCCGGGAACGCCGGAACAACGAAGGAGCCGCCCAATGAAGCCCACCAGAATGACCGGAAAGGAAATCATTTTACGCCACCTGGAAACACACCCGCGTTTTTCCGCGCCGGAGCTGGTCGAAAAACTGGGTGTGAGAAGAACTGTAATCAATCAGGCCGCCGGAAAGATGGTACGCGAAGGGCTGCTGGTTGTGGACGGGTACACGGACAAAATCACGCATTACCGGAAGCCAACGGAAAAGGAACGGCTGGAGCTGGCGAAACGGGCTGAGTGGCAACAGGAAAAATCAGTCATCGAAGCCTGTAAGCGCAGCGAAGTCATGAAGCGAATTCTGTTTATCTACGGCGCTGGCGAAGAGCTGCCAGTCATCGCAAACCAGTAATCAGAGTGGGCACAATGCAATATATTGACAGAGAAAAAGCACAGCGACTGATTGATCGAATTGAAGCACTGGCGAAAGAAGAAAACATCAACCTGCAAAAAATAGCTGTATGCAGCCAGATCGCTCTTCGGCGCGAAAGAGACATCGAACGACTGGTGTGTGGAGAACCCAGCAAAACACCAACTTCAGTCGGGAAGACGCTTTATTGCAGCTTCTGCAACAAAAGCCAGTACGATGTCAGACAGATTATTGCCGGACCATCTGTTTGGATCTGCAATGAGTGCGTGGATTTATGCAATGACATAATCAGGGAGAACGCACAACACAAGGGAGAGCAGAAATGAGAAAAACGCCCTGTTCCGGGCGTTTGTTTCAGTGCACAAAAGTGCACGAAATTGCACAATTTTTCTTATGTGTTTCATCCCCATTCAGCCCAGTAACGGCGCTGGCTGAGGCCGGTTTGCACGGTGCACAAAAAACGAGGCAATTGCAGCGCGCAGGCGACGAGGGAAGGGCGCCCGAATTGAGGGGTGGAAGGCAGGTTGCTTTATATGGGGGCGTATTGCGCGTGATACGCACGCAGTGAAGCCAGTTTTGAAAAACCACATCAAAACATGGTCAGAGAAGCAGGCCGTCAGAAGGCGTCTGATTGAGTTTTACGGGGTCGGGATTAAACGCGGGGACATCACACCGCAGACATGGCATGAAGTAGAGGAAAAACCACGGCAAAACATAATGTTAAGTATGATTAATAATTTAAGGGCTGAGATGTGCTTTATGTTGGTGGAGCTGGAGAGTCGGGGCATAAATTTTTTATGCCCCGGCGAAGCAGCCGACAAGCGAAGCGCGTCAGCTGGCGTCATCCTGAAGCAGCGCATAGGGATTAAAGCGCATCACCTCAACACCAAGCCATTCATTGACATGCTTCATGGCCTCCATGACAGGTTGCAGCTCGTTGATGAAAAACACCCTCGCCGCTTTCTCAACGTCACCGAACGCGGCATTACCGTCAGGCATCGCCCCCATCAGCTGAGGCGGTACACGGTGAGCAGCAAGGATATCGTCGCGTGCACTCCCCTTGATGTTCAGGAATTCATCCTTCGCGGTGATTTGCTGGAACGGCAGGATTTGCACGCCATCCTTGCCACCACCTGGCGCGTGCAGAAGGATATTGCGGAACGCACCTTTGCCACGGGATTCCGTGAGCGTTTTCTTTACCGCCTCCACGCTTTCAGCGTTTGCCTGGGCGGCACCAACATAGACAATGCACCCGGCATGTGAGCCGTTGTCATAGTAGAGCTTGCGGAACGTATCCGCCGAGTTCGACAGATTCACCGAAAGCAGGCCACCGATATATTCCGGCATCCCGTAGATTTCCTGGTTGATATCGGGGTTAAGCACATGACACACCGCCCCCTTCCGGAATGCGTATTCAGAGCCGTCATCACTGAGATACCAGTACGTATCAAGGTCACTGCCCCGCCGCGTGTATTTCGCCAGCGCCGGACGAAGCGCAATGGGTTCACCAAGCCGGTTACGACGGACTTCAAGATAGGCATTACCGAACACAAACCAGTCCAGCGCAAACGCGGAAAATGCCTGGCGTGACAGGAGCGGATGAGGAATAAAACAGCCATTAAGGGCATTGCGCTTGAAGTACAACGCTGACTGGTGCCAGGACGCACGACGGGAGGCGCGGGCTATGGCGTTCCAGTCCACAGGGGTGTCATAGTAGCGGCCATTATCGGCGCACGACATGTTATCAAGAAGATCAAGACGGCTTGCTTCATAAGGACCGTCAAACGTGAAAGCACTGAGTGACGGCGCTGATTTCAGTGCATCAGCCAGTGAGCCCGTGCCGCGCTTTCCGGTGTATTTTTTACGTTTACTCATTGTTTTCAGAACTCCATTGCAAAGCCGCGATTATCCTCGCGCTCTGCGCCGATTGGCTCATTGATGACAGCGAGCATGGTTGCCCAGGCGAGATCACCATGACTGACACCGCGTGAGCGGTCCGTGTCATAGGTGATATAACCGCCGGGCGTCTGTATTTTTCGCACCGATGCAAAGGCCTGTACCAGGTCGCGCTCGCTGCGGTCATACTCCCAGCGTCCGGCACGGACCACCTGAAGCATCTTCATGACCAGCGCCCGTTTGGACGCGATATTGAAGTTGTACGGAACAGCCAGGGGGAAGAATTTTTTCACTATCTGATAAACCCCTTCCCCGTTCCCGCCGGTCACATCAATACCAATATGTTTCACGTTATATTTCTTCGTGTACTCTTCAATCAGGGCGGCTTGTTGCTCAAACTCCATGCCCTGAACCCTGACGGTTTCCACCGTGCGAAAACGCCCACCGGCAACAAGGGGCGGCACGCACACCGACAGTGCCCCGCAGTCCCCCTTCCCGCTGCTGCCGTTGGCGTCATACCCAAGCCAGACCTCCCTCACCCCCACAGGGCGGGCAGCAAAAGGTTTCCAGTCCGGCCATTCGTCATAGCCGTCAACACCGCAGCCGGTGAGCGCACTCAGGCTGAAGGCTGCCTCACCATCACGGACAAATTCGCACATGTACAGATTACGAAATTCACTTTCTGTATTTTCGCCGCGAATAACACCAATATTGGTGTACCGCCATCCGTTAGCGACAGCATCCTCAATGGTGACAATCTGCCGCCATGTTTCGTCAGGAAAGAGCACGCCCCCCTTCAGGTGCGCATGTGAAACATCAAACTCACTGCGTTTTGAGCGTGGCTGTTCGCTGTTCCAGCGGTCCCCCGTCCAGAACTGATACGCCTCATGTGTTTCACCTGACGGCGTTGAAAAGTAGGTACGCGTAAGCCCTTCCAGCGTCGCCATTGCCCCGGCAACCTTCCTGAGATTCACAAAGTTACTGACCCAGAAAAATTCGTCGAATTTCAGATGGCCGCTATAGGACTGCGCGGTGGCAGCTGACGTACCGAGGAAGTGCAGTTCTGCGCCGTTGGACAGCACAATCTTATCGCCCCCTTTCAGCTCGACATCCACTTCCTGAGCAGCCTGCTGAATAAAGTGTTTAAACTGATACGCCTGACGACGGGAGGCGGACAAAAATATCTGGTTGCGCTGATACCCGGCGGAGACGTCATCACGCAGCGCATCCAGTAGCGCCTCGCGCGCAAAATACCAGGTCGCCCCAATCTGACGCGACTTCAGGATCATGCGGTTTCGGTGGTGGCGGTTTTCGTACCATTCGCGTTGATGCCAGGCCAGTGACGGCAGGATTTTTTCACGAAGCGCGGCAATCTGTTCTTCGGTGAAGTGATTTTTCAGTTTGCGCTTGCGGGGCTTTTTACCGGAAACAACCTGTTCCCCCTGGCTGTCATTCAGTTTTTTCAGCTGGCGCGTCAGCAGGTCAATTTCTTTGAAATCACTGCCGCTTTTTTCCGTTTTGGTGGTGAGCTGGATCAGCCGCGCATCAATGGACTGAGTGACACGCTGGATCGGGGGCGTGGCATCCCACTCATCGCGTTTTTTCCATGAGTAAATCGTGTTCTGACTGATCCCCATCAGTTGCGAGATTTCCGCAGGCGTGTACCCTTGCCAGTAAAGTTGTCTTGCTCTTATGCGGACAAATGCATCCTGAATCAT